TACGGTAATACATAAAATGAATAATAACTTTCGATCAGTTTTAGTTATCATTTTATATATTACGAGATATTATTTAAATTGTTTTTAGTATTTTTCTTCGATCGCGTACCCTGATTTTTTAGATCTTGATACTACTGAGAAAACCATTCCCCCACCGATAAGTATTAAAGCTAAGAATATTCCGATACCTTGCCAATCCATTTTTTTATATAGTATAGTAATATATAAAAATGCGGCCTGTTACTTCGGTATTACTCGAGGCACTTTTGATCGGTATCATGTTACAGGTTTTAGTTATGGGTCTTACAAAATATGTATATAAAGGGGCGGGTGTACTTATAATATCAGGCGCACTCATACATATACTTTTTGAGTATTCGCCATTTGGTAATATTAATGAAAAATGGTGTAAAATGATATTTTAATTAAAATTCGTCTATTTCCATATCAACATTCATGTTTCTTAAAAGAGTCTGCCCTTTATTGGTAAGATCTTCTAAGGTATCATTCAGTTCTTTCAACTTATCATTAACATTCTCGTTATAATCATTCAAATAGTTTTTAAAAAAGGCTCGTGCATTACCAACATCGTGGCCTGCATCTAATAAACACCCTAAAGTGTATCTGTGTAATCGAATACCAAGTTCATCTGCGCGTTCTTTTATAGCAGCTTTACGAACAGTTTCGGTTATTCTCTGACGCGGTTTTGTTTTACTAATTAGTTTCCGTGTATCTGCAATTTGTTGTCGTACTTGTTTCAATTCATTTTCCTCATATTCTCTCTGTGCCCTTTCAAGTAATATCAAATCATTTTGGTACGCGATGTGATCTCTTTCCCAATTTCGTGTTCTACCCAATAAAAAATCGCGGAGTTCATTTTCTTCATCTGGATGTGCTAAGAGAGCACTATCATCTTCATCTTCGTTATCAAGGTGGCCCACAGGTGAATTCGCATCGGCGTCTCGTAAATTATCATCTTCATAGTATCTATACCTATTTCCCCTCTCTGTTCGTATAGGCATAAATGGAACCATACGTTCGTGGGTATTATCAGACATTACTTCTCTCATCATAAATCTTCTAGTATCATCGTCATCAGAATCAGATTCGGTTTCTTCGTAATTTGAATTCGATGGTACAATAATATCGTGAATCTGTTTTATTGAATTACACATCTCTAAATAATGACCCTCAGATACATTATCAGAATTCAAATCAATCAAACGCATTAAATTAGTAAGATGTTCCATTTTGATATTTTAAAATAAAAAATAAAAAAATCAACTTAGGTTTACTACGTCTAGATTTATTTCATAAAAAGAGTTTATAATACCCTGATTTACACGCATAAAGGAACATATAGTTTCCATTTCATTTTCAACGGAATCGAGACTACGTATAAATGTTTCTCTCTGCCCCTGTCTAAATTCGTTTGTATAACGTAAATATTCTCTAAAAAAATCATCTGAATTACCCGCGTATCCAAGTTCCTGTAATTCTTCTAAAGTTTCACATATGGGTAATTGTAAAGCGTAACAATAAGCATCAAGTGCTTCTTTCTTAACACTTTTAGTTAAACGATACCTTTTTTTACACGTTTTCAATCCATTTTTTATTACTTTTCTCTCACGGACCAGGACCATACAACGACTAATTATAGTATCTAAAGGGTTTTCTCTTAATCGGGGCGGTAAAATACGAACACGCCGGTTATTTCTAGAAATATCACGAAGTGTATTACAAATTTCTAAATAATCACCTTCAGGTATTTCATCCGAATGATTATCAACTAAACTCATGATTTTTTGGAGGGTAGATGTACTAGTAGTCATGGTATATATTAAAAGGTGTTATTTTTTATATGGAATTCATCTAAGTACGACTTGTAAAATTCAGTCTCATTCGACACGCACGGGTCGATACGTAAAAGTTTTTTGTAGGTATACACGTTCTTGATACCCAACTCTTTACATCGAGATGCGATAGCATAGTTTCGAATCGTTTGGGTCACATTTCTTCGTTTCGTGACACGCACGCGTTTTGACATTTTCTTAGGGTTTTCGCAATTCTTTTGTTGCACCTTAAAAAGATCAAATTCGTCTTTAAGAAAAAGAAACTGTTCTTTCCAATGATCTCTTTCTTTATATGTTTGAACTAGGTGCTTGTTCATTGCATAGAGTTCTGGGTACTTTTCTCGTGTTGTTCCCATACTTCAAAAGTACTAAAGCTTCAATTACTTCGCCTATATCTTTGTGCTTCAAGCAAAATCCGTTCTTACCAGCTCTACAATAACAGTTCTGGTAGGGACAGTTTGGTCGCATTTATTTTTTTTAATTTTTATGTATATTTTTTAAACTTAGGTTTCCGATTCACTTACAATTTCACCTTCTTCGATCTCTGTATCCGATTCAGACAGCATTTCACTTTCATCATCACTTTCATCATCACTTTCATTTTGTACATCGTCAATATTATCGGGAAGAATGTCATAAAGTTTGTCCCAATTTACGTGGCTCTTAATTTCATAATCATCAATAAAGTCCTCCATCGAAATTTTATCGGAAATACCCCAATCTTCTTGAAATAACCATCTCCAATAACCGATATCTTTGTATTCAATTTTAGAAGGGAAAAGTTCAATTGTATAATTTTCACCTTCTCTATATTTATTTCTATACAGACTTTCAATAGTTTCTTCCACGTAAATATCGTACATATGTTCTAAAACACCTACCGGTGACTCACAAACATTCATTTTAGGTTCAAAACAAAACGTAATGAAATGAGCTTGTCCATAAGTCGTTTCAATTTTTTTCTTAGAAACTCCCATGTAAGCGATATAATTTTTATTACTATCCGGAATAAGGTGTTCGGGGTATCCGAATTCTGCGCGTAAGGCATAAACGTCGCAGCTTTTATTATTCAAATTACTACATAAATCATTAAGGTGAGAAAGTCTAACGAGCGAAGTACAGTTTTTTAAAAGTTCGTGTGTAAGGTTATTAGTCATTTTATATCATTAAAAGGTCTATATTTTTTAAGTATGATTAAACTTCCATCTTTCTTCGTGGTAACGTTTCCAAAAGACATTCCCAATCTACATTTTCAGGTATTTTGTTTTTTATGTAAAACTTTTCACCAGATTCAATATCTTCAAAATACCTTTTCATATATTTAGTCCACATACGTCTTTCCGATCTGATAACATAAGGTACAATTATAATTTCCTTATAATCTACCACTGTTCCAACTTTAGGAGATAATTTATCCACAAGCATATTTAGAAAAGGTAACGTAATTTCTTCACATCCCTTATTTTCGTGATAAAATTGAACCATTCGAATATCTTTTCTATCACTCACTTTACTCAAACAAATATAACCGAGATACTTATTATCACCAAGTTCAGCCGGAAAATCATCTTTGGGTTTAAGTGCAAAAACCTCAACATCAATAGGCTCGATAAACCCCAAAGCACTAGACATGACATCATTCATATCTTTAAGCTCAACAATCTCAGTATGCTTTTTTAATAAATTAAAAAATAAGGACATTTTTTGTTTTTTTGTTTGTTTTTTGATTTTTATATTTCATCTAACTCACTTAGGTCTTCATCGTTCATTAATAATTCTTCAGCAACTATCTGATAAAAAGCCATTTTATATGCCAAGAATCCAAAAAGTGTTGCACCCATATTAAAATCAAAAGGTAAATTCATTGAATTCCACGTGGATTCAGACAATGCTAAAAATGTAGGCACTAACAATCTTTTATTTAAACCCTGTATTTTTTCAATATTATCGACATACGTTGAAAGTGAATCTACATAAATATACGATGCTATTGTACCAATACTCGCAGATATACCGTCGACGGGTGTATGAAAAATAAAATGATACGTCGAAACCGCCGCACCGTACCGTAAGGTTGTTTTTTTAATTTTACTTTTTATTTGTTCATATTCTGCTATACCTTCTTTTCTTTTAGTTGGACACGAAATTCTAAGTGTTTTTTGAATGGGATTTATTATATTTAACATTTATTAATATACATTACAATTTATTCATTAAGTACATCTATACTATAATATTATCGAAATTTATATTTTCGTCTTTAAAGTATTTTTTTTTAAATTCTCTTTCTTTTTCGAGAAATTCTTCACATCTTACGATCGATTCGTTTATACGATTCTGAACATCGTTTAATTTTTTATCGTATAAAAACGGATCCTTATTTTTTGATAATTGTCTCCATTTATCACCGAAAATAGTTGTATATTTCAAATTACGTCTTTCGTATGCCAATTCGTTTAACATTGTTCTGTATAAAACCAATGAATACGAATCGTACTCTTCGCGGTTAAAATCTCTGTGACAAAACTCTTCATAAGCCATTGTTTTCATACGATTATACAGTTGGTTCTCCCCATTTATCCCTCCATTTCCTAACCAACGTTTGGAGTCTTTCTTCTGCGAATCGTGTATTTCTTCCCCCTTTTCGTGGGGCTCCTGGACACACGAGATTTTCGTGTTCGTATTTTTGGGATTTTTCCCATATAAGCCTTTGAACGTCTTCACAGAGTTCATTTGTCGCTTGACAGAAAGCGAGTTTGTAGTCGTAAGTGTGTAAGTGCATGTAGTCCATATCATTTATATGTTAAAATTGTTAATTCTTTATTTATATTTAAAAAACTTAGGTCTATAATCTCTAAATGTTTTGTCATGCTTGGAATATTCTAAAATAATAACTTCACCCACGTCATTTTTTGATATAATCTTATCCCTTGAAAAATCTGGTGATAACATCATATCCGTATATACGTTTTCTTTAATATTAATATTAGGGTAAAGCGATGTATACGACTCTGTAGTGTTTAGTTTTTTTGAGTTCGAACCCAACAAGCGAGATATGCTTGAATAGAATGAAAACATGCTATTATTTACATTTATTTTTTTATATTGTAAATACAAGATGGTTTCACTCCAGGAGTTACCCAAAAAAGTACAGTACATAATAATTGATTCAAAATATGTAAATGGTTCAAACAATACATTTTCGATCGATTTAACACTCGAATCAAATTTACATTTAGAAGAAATGTCACAGGTATGCGGTCTAAAACCAGTTGATTTTTATATCACACAAATTGGTCAGGATAACCCAAACAGTGATACGTATGTAAGTAGTGTTGCAAAATACGTCGATATCGTATGCGAAGATATACCAAAAAGAGCACAAATACTTGATGAAAGACACGGGCAAATTTTAGCACGGGTACCATTAGAAAGACATTATAATCACGGTGCACATACAATCATAAGAGATAAACAATGGAAGGGGTTCCAAAGACAAACAAATTTATTTAATCCCATGTCTATACAAAAACTAAATTTTAAATTATACGAGTATCAGGAAGATACAGATTACGTTACTTTACAACCCGATGCAGAATGGTACCTAGTCCTTGAAGTAACAACTATAGATGTAAAAGAGAAACCGGTAAATAGAGAAGTTCAAATTCTAGAGGCGTTGCATAAACTTATCGGGAAGATAGATGAACTCAACATAAATGTTGAGAAACTTCCAGATAAGAATGATATAGAGAAAATGGAAAAGGAAAAAAGAAAAAAGATTCCGCTAATATACCTTTTTATATTTTTAATGTTTATTGGTGGTGGTTATTATTTACTAAATCGTAAAGTTTCGCAACCGGTACCTATGCAGATGCAGCCGACTTTTTAGTTGACGCTTTCTTTGGTGTAGCGGCTTTCTTAGCTGGAGTTTTCTTTGGTGTAGCCGCTTTCTTAGCTGGTGCTGGTGCTGGTGCTGGAGCTGGAGCTGGAGCTGGAGCTGGTACTGGTACTGGTACTGGGGCTGGGGCTGGCGCCTTGATAATATCGGCAATTTGTTTAATTATACCGTATATTTCAGATTTGTGAATTTTTGGTCTTTGAAGAGCATGTTCAATTTGTTCTCTGACAGAGTCCATCGCGTAATATATATAAAAGAAATATTATCTTTATACTAAATGTTATTCATAGGTCCAACTCTCCTGAGTGGAATAGGTCAACATTGTAAAAAATACATGGACATTTTTCCATCAGTTGGTTATACTAAATATATTGAAATACATGAAGAAATACCAGAGTCTGATAGTGCATTTATATTCGCACTTCCCGTAAAGTATTGGTTAGATAGAATACCCGAAATTAAAAGGAAGATAAAACATGTTACGTGTATGACAGTGTGCGAAACAGAGACTGTACATAAAGATTATGGTAAACTTTTTGATTTATTTGATAAAATTGCAGTACCAAGTGAATACTGTAAACAAATTTTAAAAAGGCAATTCCCTGATAAACATTTTTTTGTAATACACGCACATATACCCGATAAAAGACCGTATACATTTTATCACATAGGTAATGTACACGATCCCCGAAAAAATTTTAACAAAATATTAGAATGTTTCATACGATTAAATAAACCCGATACACGATTGATTGTTAAAGCAACGTGTAAATACCCAGTAAACATAAACATGCCAAATGTAACAGTTATAAATAACCTCATATCAGATGAAGCTATGGAAGATATACACAGTAAATCAGATTGTTACATAAGCTTTTCTTCGTCGGAAGGTGTTGGTATGGGAGCAGTAGAAGCTGCAATACGAGATAAACCCGTTATAATAACAGATTACGGGGGTGCAAAAGAGTATATAAACACACCGTATACAATTGAATGTGATTTACAAAAAATACCAAGGGATGATTTTTTATACGAAGCAGGTATGCAATGGGGAAAGCCCAATGTAGACCAGCTCATGGAATTTATGAATGATGCATATAATAAAAAATTAAGATACATGGATCATTCCAAAACTCGGAATCTTACGTGTAAAGAAAATATTTTACAAGAATTCGTCGTTAATGTAATTCGTGATAAAAATGATAAGTCCAGTCAAAATAGCTCCGGAAGTAAGTGATCCCTTTTGAGCGATTAACATGGCAACAATTTCATCAACGAATCCAATATTTGTTGGTTTTTTAAAAAGTTCGGGAATAATTTGAGATATAGCGAGGTAAAGCGCCATAGATATTATAACGGGTCTGAGTGTTTCCTGATCTAACATTTCTATTATAACAATATATTTATTTTTTACTAATATTATAATGTTTTTTACAATATATTCCACATGTAGATTTAAAAGAACACTTTTTACCACTTATGGTTATAGCCTGGCATGTATTATCTTTGTGTCTATTTACTACATGTTTATCCGGAACAGTATCTAAAAAAATTATTTTACTTCTTTCTCTTTTATCATCGTACTTTTTGCGAGATTCTCTGAGCTTATGAATACTTCTCGCAAATAGTTCACATTTGTCCTTTTGGTTTTTATATAACCCCCTAGCAATATCTAAATCCTTTTTGTCATACAACGTGTTCATTCTGACTTTGGTTTTGATTCCTAATATGTTTTATATATTTGACGACTGAGGTTATAAAAATACATGTAATTATACCATTACATATAACATAATACCAAATATATTCATAAAACCCTAAAAATGTTGTTAATAACATGGAAATCATAACATAAATAGTATATAAGAAAATACCATGTATACTGTTATTTTGTATACTGTGTAATGGTAATAAACATGCCAAACAATTAATTATAGTTAAGAGATTATCATACAAAATTGTATAATGTATGCTTGCTAAAACTAAAAATATATTTAACCAAGCTATCATTGGTGAATTAAATAATTCATACTCGAGTTCTTGATATTGAATTCGTTGAGTTTCATTGATAGGTACCACTTCTAACGCGGGTGGTCTTTCTTCTTCGTGATTTATTCCTATAATGGGAGTTCCATCAGGTTGTCTAATTTCATTATAGTACATAAAAGAATAAATCGTGTTTCTTTTATGTATATTAATATTAGATGTAAAGGTAGATGTTATCTATGTAATAACCCACTTAATCCCTATGTAAAAAGTAATAATTGGCAGGTAAGAAATTTAGTTAGACAATATAGGAAAAACGTATCACCATTATATTGTTACAATAACACAACTTTCTATAAAATTTATAAATTAAAAGCTCAAAGACTTTGTTATAGTTGTTTTAAACTCGAACGACAAAAAATTACACCCGAAAAACTTCGTAAACGCGAATGCGGACAATATAATTATTTTAATAAAATACCTTCTCTATCTGATAAAGATATAATTAATTGGTTTCAAAGACTATATAAATACATTGATAAAAAAAAATAAAGAATATATTTAAAAAATATATAAGTAAGTAATAGTATGTGTGACTCAGTATCAGGTCCAAACACAGGGGCAGCAATCTCTTTAAATGCTATAGGAAAACAAGATACTTACCTTATAGAAAATGATACAGAAAAGTCATTCTTTAAATACAAATTAAAACAACATTCGGATTTTAGAAAGTTTCATAAAAGCACTAAAGTTATAAAACCGGGCGATGCTTCACCGTCTTGGCCTTTTAACAGGGTGGTCAAAGTGACCCTAAACCCAAGAAATATGGGTGATCTTCTATCTAACATGTATATATCATTAACTTTACCTGCACTAACACAGACTACCCCGCAAAACTATAACTATGCAGATCAGGTCGGAAGACATTTATTTAAATCCATAACAATGCGAGTCGATGAAATGATAGTTGAAAAGTTTCACGCAGATTGGGGTATTATTTACGATGAATTATATCTCGATGAATCTGAAAAGAGAACCAAAAGATATACCGTAAATAGAAATGTTGCCGAAGATACGTCTATAGGAAACATTTCTTTATCGACAAAAACATCTAAACTTTTTATACCTATACCATTTTTCTTTTCACGAAAATACGAAAGTGATGAGTACGAAACAAATAAACCAAATAGACCTTATTTCCCATTATGTGCTATACATAAACAAAAAATCGAATTCGAAATTGAGTTTAACCCACAATCATTTTTCACGGATGATCCAAATATTATATCGTTAGACTCTTTCGATATAGTCACCGAAGAAATAACCATAGATAAAAGTGAGAAAGTTTACATGAAAAATAATAAATACAATTTTATAACGGATGTTGTTAAGAAACATCCAATATTAGAAATAAACCCGGGCGAAGTTGATAAAAAAATTGAAATCGTTGCAAATACGCCTGTAAAAACACTAAACTGGTTTATCAGAAAAGAAAAGTTTGAAGATGAAACTATAGCTCGAGAATCGACTCAAGATAATACAACTACAGATGGTTTATATACTTTTCATAATAGGTTTAATATGTCCACGCAGGATACGTACAGTATATTAAATGAATTCTATTACCCACCCATGTATTCCGCTAAAATACACGTTAACGGTGAAAATGTACCCAATATTCAAGATAGCGATCATAAATATTTTAAATACATCGTTCCCTTTACGAGTCGTTTATCTAGACCGTTTAAAAATATATACACATATGCATTCTCGATGAATCCGATTAATGTGGAGCCATCGGGAAGTCTGGATTTTACACAATTGCGTTCAAATAGAACTACGTTAGATGTAAAAATGGTACCTAATCTTACAGAAACATATAACCTTCACATGTATTACGTTGGTTATCAAACATTTACTTTTGAAAATGGTTTCATGACACTTGCTTATTAAACAATTGTTTTTTATGTTCTTTTATGTAATCAATAATCTTATTTTTTATACACCATCTAATAAAATTTAACTGTGCAACAGTTGTACTAATTTTATTATTTGTACCCGGTACAGTATAATCTATTTTAGATGATCGACAAAATGGATCAAATAATTTTTTACTGTACCCATCTAAACTAGATTTATAAGAACAATGAACACTAAAAATTTTACCATCACCCGTTTTATAAGATAAATTGTTTTTCTTAGAATAGTTTGTTATAAACCATTCGAGATTGCGTAAAGATATACCACCAGATTTATTTAATATTTGGTTAAGAATATCTCTATTATTTTCCTGTTCATAAAAAGTGTCTATAGAATGTAATAATATAGTCGATTTATTCATATTCTATAAACATGTACCTAAAACTTTAAACTATTTTTATAAAAAATCAAAGGGATTATCATCAATCTTGTTCATTGATTTATCTTCAATATAAGTTTTAAGATTAGTTAATACAATCTTACTTGTATCTTGACCGTTAACGAGTGATGTATTTTGATTTTTATGATTACTACAATAATCACCACATCCCTCCTGTTTAGGAGCCATACAATAGCAACCGGGTGTATAAATACCTTTTTTAGTATTACCACCTTTTATACCTCGACATATAGGGTCGTGATCTAAAAAATCTCGTATAGTATTGAAAGGTATTTTAGTCGCTATTGACCATGATTCTAAAGTATCGTAAATAATAAAGTTAGACCGCTTTTCTATATCATGTTTAATCTGTTTCGATGTGTTAAAAGTTAATGCATCGCATATAACACTTTCATGGTACGTGATATCGCATTCAAAATCTATTATATCTTTGACATGCGGTCTTTTAGCTATGAGTTTTCTGTAAACTTTGCTAAGGACTTTATTGGAAGCTATCTTAATACTTTCGTCGATAGCTTCCTTTACAATTTTCGGTAAATACATACTTACTATACTTATAAGTAATCGTTTTTATTTTTTAACTATCTTTGCCCACATATCTGAAATTTTCCTCTGATTAGGGTCATTTACATTTTTATTTTTTTTACCCGGTTTAGATTTTGTTATGAGTTCCCCAAATATCTCCTCCTTAGCATTCTCAAATAAAGGTTCTATTAAATCACACACAGGATTCAAAAATTTATTCAAAAAATAATAAGGATAATCTACAGGTAAGTTATTTTCTTCTACATATTTTGGATCTTCTGCTTTTTCATAAGCTTTTGCACGTGGATCGTGAGTTTTTATAAGGATATACGGAACACGGTCACCGGACTGTGGTTCTGAACCCGGTTGTCTTTCTCTCATTTTGTTTCTAACCTGAACGTGTGATAGATTTTCAGATTTATACGAGTCACTCAATTGTTGTGAAAGTATCAATTTTTCGTTAGGTACCTCACCCTCTAATAACTCTATTGCACGTTGCATGGCAAGTGATTTAGGAGGTCCCGTATCACTACTCTCCAAAACAACATCAAGTAATTCTTTACACACCTCTCGCATATGGGGTGTATTATCTCGTCTAACCAATTGAAGACCTTTAACGTCAATATAGTCCATGTTCATATTACCATCTTTTCCCTGTGTCCAAAGTTTTGCCGCGTACCGTTTCTTTGAATACAAAAAATACGGACAATACACTTTCTCGAGTTCGAGGTTGTTTGGTTTCTTGAATAAGTGTGTACACTCAGATGCCGCGCGTTCCCCAAGTTCCCAACTATACTTAATAGCTTCTTCACCTTTACGTCCACCTACATCAAATTCAACCATTACAGAATCCGTATCACCATATCTTACCTTTGCACCCGGGAAATTCTCCTCGACGTATTTTTTCGTATCATCAATCATCATTCGACCCTTTCTTGTCACGGAAGACGCAATTGGTACACAGGGTAACATACCTTTAGACGCACCAGTAAACCCATAAACGGAGTTCATCGATACTTTATAAGCCAATTGCTTACCATTATACATTTGTTGAAGAGACCCCGTCGAATTTGCCATATCTTTCTTAGCTTGTTTTCTGAACTGTTTCAACTCTAGTAAAATACTTGGTAATAAACTGGGTACATTTTGTACAAACTTAAACTTACCAAACGTTTCAATTTCTAAATCGGGGTAATTTTCCTTATTCTCATACTTAGGATCCATTATAAGTGTCGAATAACACAAATTGTGGGCCATCATAATAGAAGGATACAGTGCTTCAAAATCAAGTGCAGTTATAGGTGTATAATATGCACCCTTTTGTGCTTCAAGAACGGTCGCACCTTCGTACCCTTCCACCATACCTTCACCCCACGCAATTGTTGGAACGAGGTAACCCATTTCCCGCGCTTTTTTAGTAAGTTGGCTAAACACTTTAATTTGCTGACCTCGCTCTACCAGGTACGACAGAGGTACCCACGTCGCCTTTGCCATCTCAAGTAAATTTATAAGTATACATAACTTCGATAAAAGTCTATGTGGTAATAATGTATCTTTTATACAATATTCTGCGACCTCGCGTAATTTTACAGGGTCTTCTTCAATAAAACGTGCAAACATCTCTTTCGCGGGCATGTCTATTTTATTATCACCTAAATATAATTTAGACACGTTATCAAGTTTATACGAATCAAGTTTATACCCCTTTTTAACTTCATGGAATAAATCAAAAACGAACCTACCAGGTAAAGGTAACAATTTGAGTTCATTATCACCGAGTGCACTCGAAGAAAGTTTCTTCGGTTTTATATTACACGTATATTCCCGAAATTTACTCATATTAAAAAAGTTAGAACTACACCTTAACTTCTTAGCACGAGTGATGATATAATCCAAATCAAAACCAAATATATTCCACCCGGTTATTATATCGATGTCCATTTTTTTCATATAAACACTAAACGCTTCTAACATTTCACGCTCACTTGAATAACTCAGTATATTACACCCTTCTAAATCAGGGTCCGTCTTTTTATAACAAAAACAGGTTTTATCATACGGTATATCTTTACCGAATATACACAGGGATACTGCAATCTGAAAACAACAATCACCGTTTATATTTGCATCAGGGAATTTACCAGTCGAGCTATTGCATTCAATATCAAGAGAACATACAACAAAGGGTGCAGTTTCGGGATTATCTACCGGTTTTAACTGTTTCCAATCCGAACAAAATTTATCAATATCAACGTTTGCGATGTTATTGTCTTCACAATTATCACCAGAATCCAACCACCCAGTGGACTGAATACCACTCAAATGCATTAATCTCAGGACAGGATCCAAATTAGATTCGAATACTTTTAGTCGTAGTATTTCACCGGGTAAATTTCTTTTGAGTTTATACGAAGTACTACGACGTTCAGATAAAGTTTCAAATATAAGTTTCATAAAACTGAACTCCTCGTTATTTTGAAATCCCCACACATCCTTAGAATTAACTATATCAAATTCGATATTAAAATCAGGGCACAGTTTACATATTTTATCGTGCCATATAGTCGCCCATGATTTTGAATCTTGGCGCGGAAGTTTAACGTAAAAGTACGGTTTAAATTCAGTAGTAAGACAAACGGATTTACCATCACATGTCTTACCAAATATACTTACCAAGTGCTTATTATCATCTTGGTCATCGTTTGCTTCCCAGGTAAGAGCTTGAAAAACAACCATATTTCTTAATACGTTATAGCTCAATTTTTTTAATATACTATATTAATAAATATGTCAGCTGCTTTGATTGACCTCGTATCGGTCGGTGCCCAAGATGTCTATATCACAGGCGACCCCCAAGTTTCTTTTTTCAGACAAAACTACAAACGTCACACTAACTTTTCTATTAAACCAGAACGTCTCGACTACATCGGTACGTTCAAATCGAGTAATGAAGTTTCTATCCCAATCCGTTCCAAGGGTGATCTTTTGAGTTACATATGGATTGAAAATGCGGATATCAACAATAACAATAGCAACGATTCTCTCTTCAAATCGGCTAACGCAACATCCGATGATACTTCACCAACCGAATTTTCTTTGTGGATCGGTGGTCAAGAAGTGTGTAGATTGGATTCTCTTTACATTAACACTATCCATAACTCTCTTTATAACGAATCACAAGCGAAAGCGACGTGTGCCGTAACTACTCAGGATACAGGTGATAATGCCTCTGCAGGAAGTTACATGATCCCATTCTTTTTTAGCGAAGACTGGACTAAATCTCTCCCACTTGTCGGCCTTCAATATCACGAAGTTGAAATTCGAATCAAGTGCAGAAATGGTACGTTTGATGTGGGATCGTCGCCAAAGGTGTACGGTTCCTACATATTCCTCGATACAGAGGAACGAGAATTCTTTTCGCAACAGGAACACGAGCTTCTCATCACACAAACTCAATATCAACCAATGACCGAAACGGACAAGTCCGTCGATCTTACGTACTTTAATCACCCAGTAAAGGCCGTTCACATAGCAGCTGGTCTCAGAAACAATACCGCGTATAGTTTCCCAACTGCGTCCATGTTTATTAACGGAACACCACTTTTCGAAAATATGTCAGGCGAGTACCATAGAAATGTCGTTCCATCGAGACATTGCTCTATACTCAATAGTACAATCGACTCCGAACAAATATACACATGGCCAATGTGTCTCACCATGAATAAGTCTCAACCAACAGGAAGCTTAAACTTTTCGCGCATTGATAATGCTAAAATAACAATTAGTGGTTCAATTACAGCTACTAATGTTGCCATGGTTAGAGCGTATGCGGTCAACTATAACATTCTCAGG